TGGTATGATGCTGCTGCTTATGCATTTAGCAATAAGAGTAGAGACCTTCAAACTATTCCAGAAGATCTTGTTGCTTGCGTAGCTGAACAGTATTTCCAAGATGTCAAATCGGTTATTACCCCATTGAGGAAATTATCTTATCAAGATGCCATTAACGGACAAGACGGTGTTCGCTTCATTGATGGTCTCAATATGAATACAAGTGGTGGCTTTGGTTTTCCAGGAGTCAAATCAGCTTATTTTGAATCACGAGAAAATCAGGACGGAAGTTTGCGATATGCTATGGGTGAGAAATTGCGAGATGAAGTAGATAGAATCAAACAGTGTTACAGTAATTCTGAGATGGTACATCCTATATTTAATGCAAGTCTCAAAGATGAGGTAGTATCCCTAACTAAATTTAAGGCAGGAAAGAACAGATGTTTCTTTGCAGCCCCTGTTAGTTGTACTATAATCGGTAGACAATATCTGTTACCATTAGTCAAAATCATACAAGAAAACAATTTAGTATTTGAATTAGCCGCCGGTTGCAATGCATCCAGTAGAGACTGGACTGGTTTTGCTAGATATCTCAATTTTAGTGATCATCACATAAATGGAGATTATGCGCGCTATGATATAGATATACCTTTCGTTGTTCTATATTACACTGCTTTCGTTATTTTGAGATTGTGTAAAGAGGGCGGTTACCAGGAGCACCATTTAACTATTATTGAAACTTATCTCATGGATACAATATATCACCTTACCAATTGGGATGGGGATATTGTCAATTTTTATAAAGGACATGCTTCTGGTCATATGTTAACGGTTATATTCAATAGTATTGCGAATAGTCTATTGGTTAGAATGGCTTATGCTGATGCTAATTATGATGTCGCTACCTTTAAGAAATATGTTAAGTTACTTACCTATGGCGATGATAATATAGCAGCAGTATCACCGGAGCGTCCACGATTCACTCAATCATTCATGACTGAATTCTTCAATCGTTACGATATTACCTATACACCAGCAGATAAAGAGATGGAAGTTGTAGATAATGTTCCATTTGATGAAATGTCCTTTTTGAAAAGAAGATTTATCTATCATGCAGGCGGAGATCTCTATCTTGCTCCTCTTGAAGTGAAATCGTGTGTCAAAAGCATGAGTTGGAGAGTAGGAGAGACTCTCAACGATCTTCAACATTCCGTCGAAGTGTTAATGAATTACCAATGGGAATCTGTCCACTATGGAGAAGAAGTATTTCAAGAGAATTCACTGTGGATTGAATATATGATCAAAAAACACCATCTGTCATACTATATGAATGGTAGAATGAAGACATATTATCAGATATATGATAGTATGTATAATCCTGTCGTAGAGGTCGACATGGATGATGAGTAAGCCCATAAATCGCCGTTAAGCTCATAACGGTTTGTGCCCAAGGGAATCATAGAAGCTCATAATATTTATCACGTTCGAATGCTCAGAAAAAGGGGAGAGCAGCGAAGGGATATTATGGAAAGATGGAGGATTCTGAGTGATCCTATATTGTATTGTGTGCCATCATCAAACTTCAATTTACAAAGGCTAATACAACCCCTCGTGCCGAAAGGCAGCACTATATTCGGAAACTTGAGTGTGATTCCGAATGGTGTGAGATTAAACATAACACTTTCAAACATCAACAATCCAAATTTGGGGCAACCCATACAAAATTCTGATCCAGATCAGATTAGCGATGGAGATATTGTGCGTGATACAATATTCCATGAAGAAACAAAGACAAGCCTAGTTGACCAAAAGGAAGGGACTATCGGCTTTGTCGACTACAATCCGGTGCTGGAATTATCTATTCCTTCTGGAAATGATGATACTATGCATTTTGAGAGCTTTACTGATGCTTCACTTATTGATTTCTTTTCGAGACCTATACCGATTCATGTCGGTGAGTGGGACATCAATACCAATTTAGCCTTCACTATTAAACCTTGGGGTCTGTATTTCAACAATCCCGCTGTACTTCGGAAATTAGATAACTATCATATGATGAGAGCTAATCTACATGTAAGGATTGTGCTAAATGGCACTCCTTTTCATTATTCCC